CACCAGCGGCCCCGACACCGGCCCCTGAGGTGGTTCCAAACACGGGTGGAGTTCAGGTTGCCTCTAATGACCCGACTGCCGGTGTGGCTGCGGCAACTAAAGCTCCAAGTCCTTTTGAAAGTGGTGTCCTTGCTATCCAGAATGTAGCTGCTGCTACCCCATTGGGTAAAATGGCTCAGGCTGGACCGCCCCCCGGTGTTTCACAAGAGGATTGGGATACTTATACTCAAAAGAAGGCTTATGATCAAAAACAAGCCTTGGAGCAAGAACAAGGTAAGGCTGATATTGGTATTAAGGCAGAAGCATCTAAGGATGCCAATAAGCTGAATGCCAAGCGTTATGAAGATCTTCAGAATAACGCAAATGCTGCTGCTGAACAGCGGAACAATGTTGCTACGGCACGTGCAATGACTGAAGACCCTAATTTCTACGCTGGACTTGCCAGTGGTGGTGTTGAGTTTTGGAAAAAACTTAAAGCAGCTACAGGTATTGATCCTAATGCGGCCATGCCAATGGAAGTCTTTACAAAGACCACGGCGCAATCCATCATGTCTGGTTTAAAAACTGCTTTTGGTGGGCTAGGCCAGATTCGTGTGGCTGAAATCAAACTGCAAGAATTGGCTAATGCTAATAAAAACATGACGCCTGCCGCCATCAAAGCTCTTCTTATGATCACAGATAGGAATTCAGTTAAGATACAACAAATTGGTGAAATGGCTGCTGCTTATAAGTCAGGTGCGGCGGTAACTGATCCAACTGATCCTTCTAAGGTATTATTTAAGGCTAATGTTGCTGGGCCTGATGGTGAGCCAATGGAGCGCACTGGCCTTGATTCGCATTGGGATAAATTGTTGCATCAATATCAAAAGGACCACCCTACTTTTAGTGAGGACGAATATAAGAATCTTTCTGAAACTTTGAAAGGTGGCGGTAAAGGTGAGAAGGCTGGGCCGAATAAAGGTGCAGAAAATGCACCAGCTGGTGGATTTCCAACTGCCCCTCAAGGGGCTCTTAATGATTTGAAGGCAAATCCCGATACTGCTGCTCATTTTGATGCAGTGTTTGGCCCCGGTGCAGCTGCTAAAGCGCTAGGAACAAAATAAGTGGTAGACGATGTAAATCCATATGCCAAGTACGTGACGCCACAAGCGGATGAAAATCCGTATGCTAAGTATGTTACGAAAAAGGCTGAAGAATCTAAAGTTGGCTATGGTGAGGATATTGCCAAAGGAATTATTCCTGCTGCTGTGCAAGGTATCATGTCAGTTGCTGGTATGCCCGGTGATCTTCAAGCATTGGCTAAAGCCGGTTCTGAGAAAGCTACTGAGAAGGGTATCAACCCTTTTTCTGCTTTGGGTAATGCTTTTGCTAATTCCAAACTTGGACAATTTTTGAAAGCTGAAAGTGCCCCATATCAAAATTTTCCAACTGGCGGGGATATGCCCGGTAATGTTCCATTACCAACTTCTGCTGGTATTCAGAAAAAGGCTGAAGAAGTCACTGGTCCCTTTTACGAATCACAGACTGGCCCCGGTAAGGCTGTACAAACTGGTTTGCGTGTTGCCCCAGCTCTGTTGGCAGGAGGTGAAGGGCTTCCCGGTGCTATTGCTAAGGCTACAGGTGCAGGTATCGTTGGTGAAGGTGCTGCTGAAGGTGCAAGTGCACTTAAAGGTCATTTGCCCGATGCTGCTCAACCTTGGGCCGAGCCGGTGGCGCGTGCGGCTGGTGTTATGGCTGGTTCGTTCACTCCAGCTGGTGTGCGCAAGGCAGCTACCCCGCTTCCATTGAGCCCTGAACGTGCTGCTACAGTGAATGCCTTACGGGCAGTTAATCCAGAGCTTGTAGAAGCATCTACTGCTGGGCAATTGGCTGAAGCCCCCGGTTTAATGACAGTTGAAAATCGTTCACCACGCATGGCTGATTTGCCGCAACGTCAAGGCGAAGCTTATACACAAGGCGTGATGCGACAGGCTGGATCGGGTGGGATGTTTGATACGGCCGGGCTTGCTGAAGCTAAGAATACGGGTGCTCAAATAGATGCATTGCGAAATGCTCATAATATGTCGCCTGCTGAATTTGCTAATTTGAGGCGAGGTATCGGGCATGAGCAACGGCAAATATACCCAGCGGTTGGTAATCCACCAGCTATTGCCGATATTCGAGAACAAATTCTTAATGGTCCATCTGGTGGCAACCCCCCGCCTTTGAATATGACAGGAGATCGTTATGGGGCATTGAAACAGATAACTCAAGCTGCTTCTCAAGGTGCACCTTCGACGCATGAGCAGATTGCAATAGGGAATATTCGCCGTCGAATGACGGATGCATTTCATAGGTCAATGCGCCCTGACGAAGCACAACGCCTTCGTGATCTTGATCAGCAATATTCAAATTTCAAGACCATAGAAAATATACCAATCAAGGTTGGTGAGAATACAGTTACTCCTCAACAGGTATTCAGTAAGGCCGCTAGAGGTAGTCCTCTGGAGACTCATGCTGAAAATGCTGCAAGTGTGATGGGGCCTTTGCCAAAACCAAATAAGGAAGGTGGTTCTGGGACTAAGATACTAGGATCAATTCTTGGGGGTTTGGGTGGTGGTGGTGCAGGGTTATATGCACAAAGTTTGCCTGAGGCTGTAGGGGCTGGTCTTTTTGGAAGTTATTATGGCATGAACCATCTGAATGATGTTGTTCAAGCCGTGAAGAATGTTGGTGGACGTGCTGCAGCCCATCCTGCAGGTCAATGGTATTTGAAGAATCAAGCATGGCGTCCGGGGGCAGCTACTTCTGCCGATCAAGCAACACTTTTACGTCTTTTGATGGCACCACCGACGAACCCAACTTTGGTTGGTCCTCAGCAGTAATTCTAAGATCACGGAAAGCACTAATAAGTGCAGTAGTGTACCAAGCTAAGATGCTGCCAAGGAAGAGACCGTGGCCAAATTCATTAGGTGAATGCCCGGACATAGTGCACCAGAAGTAGGCAACACCAATAACTATTCCTGCTTGTAAAACATACCACATGGGTACTCCTTTGTTGAGTTTTGAATGCCTCGAAATGGTCTAGGAACATATTTTCTTCCACAGCTACCATTTGTGGCTGGCACAGTTATTTCTTCAGCTGCGGTAAACAGCAATTTTGCTGATCTTGCTGTTGCTATGACTGGCTCTTTTGCCCGTGATGGGCAATCTAGTTTTACTGGACAATTTAAACTTCCAGATGGAAGTTTAACCGCTCCAGCTTTATCATTTAATAATGAGACTAATACTGGGCTTATGAGGCCTGCTGGGCAGTTAGGTGTTGTAATTCAAGGAGCACAAGTTACTACGTTTGCTTCAACAGGAATTATAAATACCAATCTTGTATCTCCCACACTTAGTGGCATTCCTACAACTCCAACAGCGGCCCCTTCAACTAACAATACACAAATTGCATCTACAGCTTATGCTGATGCAGCAGTTGCAGCTTCACAAGCTTTTCCTTCAGGAACTGTATTGTTGTTTTATCAAGCTGCCGCACCTACTGGTTGGACGAAGCTTACTACACAAAATGATAAAGCGCTTCGTGTTGTTTCGGGTTCAGGTGGTGTTTCGGGAGGAACGAATGCTTTTTCAACTGTGATGGCACAAACAGTAGTTGGGAGTTCAACACTTTCGACGGCACAATTAGCATCTCATACTCATAGCTATACCGCGCCACAAGCAGGCATCAATGGCGCTTCAAGTACTTGTGCTTCTGGTCCCGGCGGGAGCACTACTGGAGCAGCTGGCTCAGGAACATCACATAATCATACTATATCGATGTCAATTCAGTTTATTGATATCATTTTGTGCAGTAAGAATTGATGAAAGGAAAATCAAATGCGGGTCACCATCATTGTTGATGACAGTCATGTTTATGTTGAGGAACAAGCACTCAAGGTTGATTTAACTGGACTCGACGAGGATATTCATGCTGTGCAATGGTATGGTACTGTTGGAGAAATTGAATATCGGCATGATCATATTGAAAATGTGCGTAAGGCAAATGAGCAGTTTATAGATTTTGCTCCATTTCAAGTTTTTGTTGATCGTTGGATGGTTGAAGCGCAAAAACCTGATCCAGTTCCTGTAACACCAACTACGGCAGAATTCCCAGTTAGTATAGGCCCGATGCATGTCATTGCTTAGTATGCCACTTAATACAGGAATTTTAAGGGGGGTTATCTATACCTTTGAAAAAGTTGGTGATACTCTTCCAATGCATCGACATACTGAGGCTGATGTACATATTACTATTGTTGCTCGTGGAAGTTTTCGCATACATGGTTCTGAAATTGGTAACAAAGAATATCATGAAGGTGCTGTGATTGATTGGTCACCTGATGTTGATCATGAATTTATCGCCCTGACTGATAATGCACGTGTCGTTAACATTATAAAGAATTGAACATGGTAAAGATACCACATGCAGACGAAGGTTCTATCTGTCCTTTGCATCAAAAGGATACAGCTACTGTTTGTCATTTATGTCCTTGGTGGACACGTGTGCTTGGAAAAAATCCGCAATCTGAAGAAATGATTGATGATTGGCGTTGTGCAGTTGCGTTACTTCCAATGCTTTTAATTGAGAATGCGCAACAAGGCCGTCAGACGGGTGCTGCTGTTGAAACATTGCGTAATGAATTGGTTGCTGGTGTTGTAGAAGCAGTTGGTCATGCTGCTAGAAATGTTGGAAATACTTCAACACGTCTATTAAATCCAAATCGTCATTATTAAGGAAGATACTATGCCCCGTAATGGATCAGGGTCATACAGCCTCCCACAGGCAGCATTTGTGGCTGGTACGACTATTTCCTCTGCGTCAATGAATAGTGATCTCAGTGATATAGCCTCTGCTTTGACTGGCTCGCTTCCCCGTGATGGGCAAGCAGGTATGACAGGTCAGCTTAAGATTCCTGACGGGAGTTCCATTGCCCCAGCATTATCATTTAGTAATGAGCCTAATACTGGATTTACAAGGCCTAATGTTAATCAAATAGGTGTCGTAATTGGTGGTGTACAAGTTGGAACATTTTCCACAACAGGAATACAAGGGGGCGTGCCTATTGGAACTATTGTTAGTTTTGCTGGGGCTACAGCACCAACTGGATGGTTGCTTTGTTTTGGTCAAGCCATAAGTCGGGCTTCTAATGCTGCATTATTTACCGTGTTAGGAATAACTTGGGGTTCTGGTGATGGTTCCACTACATTTAATATACCAGATTGTCGTGATTATGCTCTCGTTGGCAAAGGCGATATGGGTGGGTCTGATGCGGGGCGTTTGACTACTGCCTTTTATGGAACAAGTCCTACAGTTCTTGGAAACGTAGGTGGTGTGCAAAGTAAGGCATTGGTTACAGGAAATTTACCTCCTATAACTCCTACAGGTACAGTTGGAATAACTGATCCGGGGCATAGTCATACTTCTCCTCAACAAACTTGTGCATCTTTTGTTAACGTTGGTTCTGGTCCCGGTGGGGGATTGCAAACTGCAGTTTCTATTACCATTAATTCGAATACTACTGGTATAACAGCTTCGTTTACTGGTACTGGAGGGGGAGGATCAAGTACAGCATTTGGACTTGTTCAACCTTCAATTATTGTTAATAAGATTATTTATACTGGAGGTTAATGATGTCTTTTAATAGCACAGGAATTTATACGCCTGCTGCTGGTGCACTTACGGCGGCACCGGGAGGCATCATTAAATCTTCAGTGTGGAATGCTATCTTCACTGATATGACGGCTGCGTTCACACAAGTTGCACAATCAAGGTTCTTGCTAAATACTTTAACGGCTGCTGCTTCTGCTACATTGGGGGATACCACTAGTTTAACTTCTACTTTTAAAGATTATGAAATTGTCTTTGAAAATTTAGTACCGGGAACCACTACCGTTACACTTGAGTTTCAAGTTCATTCCGGTGGTTCATTTCAAGCTACCAGCTATCTCAGCAGTACTTTTGGTACAAATGGCACTGCCACCATTCTTGCAAATGCGGCTACAACATTTATCCCTTTAACACATACTACTGTTACTACTGGAAATAATGGAGTATCAGGAACAATAAGGATATATGGACCTGTAAATGGAGCTACTTTAGCAAAAAGTGTAACGGGAAATACAACAGCATCTAATGGTGCTGTTTTGGCTACTGTAGTCGCTGGTTTTTGGAACAACACTGCAGCACTAGATGGTTTTCAAATTCTTTTCTCATCTGGAAATATTGCAAGTGGAACAGTTAAAATTTATGGATTATTGTGATGAAAGAGAATAGAGTAATTACCCTTACTTCTATCCTTCGATGGGAAGGTAGTGACTTAAATACAGCACCGTCTGAACCCGGTGGTGCCAGTAAGTTTGGAGTGTCAGTTGATTTTTTGACTGATTATCACAAGAAGCATGGATGGCCCCGTGCCACAATCCACGATGTGTCAGTTTTAACCAATGACGACGCTATGTTGATTTATAATGAAATGCTTCTTGATCCCCTGCAATTTGATGATTTGCCTAGTGGGGTCGATTTCAGACTAGCTGATTTGACTACGAATTTAGGCATGACAGGTGGTCCAAACCTACTTCAGCTTTGCTTGGGAATGTATCCTTTGACAGGGAAGATAGACAAACAGACCATAGATCTTGTAAAATCAATTGATCCAAAGACTTTGGTTATCGCACTGAGTGCAGCGTGGATAGCCGTCAAGCATCAGAGCCCCAATTGGGGGCCAAATCCTCCTACTACTAAAACTGGTTTTGGCCATGGTTGGTCTAACAGGAACAATGCACAAAGGGATGATGCATTAGGGCTTATTAAATAGGAGAGTAACATGACCTTCAGCCTACTCTGGTTGCCTAATGTTCTAAGGGCTTGGGGTCTAACCGTCACTGAAGTACCCGGTTGGCAAAACAGAGGCCATGGTGATGAAGGTCAAGTTCTTGGTGTCCTTTGTCATCACACATGCGGGCCTCTTCACGGTGACCTTCCCGATCTTAATGTGCTCGTTGATGGTAGGCCTGATCTTGGCGGCCCGCTTTGTAATTTGGGGCTGGGTCGTTCTGGTCATTATTGGATGATAGCAGCTGGAAAAGGTTGGCATGCTGGTGCCGGTATGTGGCAAGGAATCAAGGACGGTAATGCTCACTTTATTGGTATTGAAGCTGAGAATACTGGAGAGACGAAAGGCCCCCGAGCTGAGGCTTGGCCTGCTATTCAGATGGATGCTTATAAGCGGGGTTGTGCAGCCATCCTGACACATATCGGTGCTTCAGCTATTATGTGTGCGGGGCATAAGGAATATGCTCTGCCTCATGGACGTAAGGACGATCCAGACTTTGATATGATCAAGTTCCGTGAAGATGTCAGGAAACTTATGGCTTCGTCACCGTTGATATCATGATCGAAACTGTCATAGTGCCTCCTACGCCATACCCCACAGGTTTTTTGTGGTGGTTTCGCAATGGTGATAGTTGGCATGCTCCGGAGGAAAACAATGGGTTACCTTATCTTCCTGATATAAAGAATCAAGTTTTAAGAGATTTTCTATGGTTTTGCCGCAATCCTATTGGCAATTTCATGGGCTTTGTTATTGGATTTGAAGGCATGGGCTTTGTGGTTACTGGGGAAGCCCCAGTTATGATGACTACTGGGCGTGATGCTATTCCCCAAATACTAGGCTGGCGTTCGTGTGTTATTAATGGTTGGGCTCATTATGTTAGTTTTTGGGGTCCAGTATGGTATTTGCCCAAGAACTATAAGGTAGAATTTTATTTTGGTTGGCGTCCGGCCAGTGGCGGGTTCGGCTTGAAGTTCATCCCTACAACAAGGAGCTAAAAATGTTCGCGTTAATCCTTGGTGGCCCAATTGATGCGATAGCTGGTGCATTGGCGTTGGGTGTTATGTTTGTCACAATCTGTGTTTTTGTGGTTGCCTACATCAATAAGCGTCGTTCGCGACAGGAAATTGACAATGATTTTCAATTGGCAAAAATCAAACAACACGATTACACTGTTTCGCTTGACAAGAAAACACAATTTGATCATGAGGAAGCTTTGTTAAGACTCGATGCTAATAAGCAAATTGAATTTCGCAAAATTGAGACTGGATTGATCGAAGGCAAAGTTAATAAGCCAACTGACTATGACAATGGGAGAAATTAAAATGAGTACAACCCCCACAGGCGCACAACCGACGATTGTTGCACAAGTTGACGTGCAATCCGCGTGGATAAGCAAGATAAATTGGACGCAGGCAATAGGTATTGTTGCTACTATTCTTGCAGTTGTTTCTAGTAATAAATATGAAATCCCGGCTGAAACACAGATTTCAATTGTTGCTGGCATCCAAGGCGTGCAGGCTGTTGTCACTTGGGTTATCAAGACATGGTTTACCAAGACCATTACCCCAGCATCTGCTGCTGCACCTGATGTTCCGACTAAGGTAATTGTGAAGTGAGAAAATATAAATTCAACTTACGAAGAAATACAGCGTTGACAGGAGATCGTTTCCTGCCAACGCATTTAGGTTTTTCTGATGCTCGTCCTCCAATGGTTGATTTGCGACCCATGCTTCCACCTGCATTTGATCAAGGTGAAGAGGGTTCTTGTGGGCCTAACAGTGCTGCTGCTTTTATGCGTTTTCTCTATCCTGAAGTAGTTGATGGCTTCAGCCGTCAACAGATTTACTACAGTGTCCGTGTACTTGAACATGATGTAAGTGAGGATGCGGGTGTTGAGACTAGGGACTTGTTTGCTATCTTGCGGGATGTTGGGGCAGCTCCTGAAAGTCTTTGGGGATACACGCCGTCAAACTTCAAGTTAGTTCCTACACCGGAAGTTTTATTGGCAGCAGGAAACTATAAGATAGGTTCATATAGTCAGCTTACGGCGGAAGTAGACTTCTTAGATTGCTTAGCTGAGGGCTTTCCATTCATCCTTGGATTTGAATGTTATGAATCCATAAATGGTAAGGCTTTAGAAAAAACTGGTGTGATGCCCCGTCCTGATGTTCGTAAAGAAGAGGACCTTGGTGGTCATGACGTGTTGGTTGTTGGGTATGATACCAATTTTTTAAAGAATGCTGACTTTTTAAAATCAGGCATTACCCCTTCAAAGGTGAATAATACAGCACTTTTGATTAGAAATTCTTGGGGAGAAGATTGGGGTTTAAAAGGGCATTTCTGGATGCCTATTGATTTCGGGGCTAGCCCATTGACCGGGGGCGACGCATGGTCAGGCCGTTTAGTTTAACAGGAGAGTAACATGGCTAGGAATTACATTGCACTTGCCCTTGCTACAACGCTTGTCAGCGTGAGTCTCGGGGGTTGTGCTACGGACCCAACTACAGGGGCAACTACAATTGATGTTGCTCAAATAACTTCTATTGAGGCTGAAGTTCAAAAGAATGCTGCTATCATTTGTGGGTTTGTTCCTACAATTGGCACAGTAGCTTCTGTTATTGCATCACTTGTTGGCGGAAGTGCAGTGACAACTCTTGCCACTCAAGCCGCAAATGCAATTTGTGGAGCTGTAACCCCTGCAAAGGCACAAGCAATGCGTATGGGTACCCGTCGTTTAGTTGTGCGAAGGGGTACGGCACCAACTGTTAATGGCATTCCTGTTGAAGGTTACTTCATCAGGTAATTATTGAAGATGGGGGTATTAATAAATGGTGTCTCCAGATTCAGACAATGGGAATAACGGGGATAATGGAGAAATTGAACCCCGATCACAAGCTATGTCGCTTGATAGCCGTGTCATACTATTGTCTGAACGTATCAGAAATCTGACTAGAGAGGTTAGACAGCTTAAATCAATGTTATCTTCTGATAAGAAGGAACTTGTCTTACGACTTGGTAAATTAGAAGTGACATATCAGCGGGTATTTGGAATTATCTTAGTGTTTCCAATTCTTGGTGCCGTGCTTGGTTTTATAGCGACTTATTGGTCATCGTTGTTCAAGCCATTGGTAAGGTGAGTCTATGCTCAAATTGCAGTGGTGGCATATAATTGGCATTGGCATGATGTTTCTAACAGCAAGCCTTGTCTTTATGTGGTTTGATACAACACTACCTTATGAGTTTGATGCCTCACAAAGCAAGATAACCCTGTCGCCCGCTGAGGGTGGTGGTATGCAGATTAGTGTTGAATGGAAGGCTAAAGTTAATAGGGTGTGTCCCGGTACCAAAACGCGTGAACTATTTGATCCCACGATAAGGCCGCCAGTACGACTTGCGATTTATGATCCTGAGTCGACTGAAGATCGTCAAGTTAGGACCTTTAAATTACCACGTAGGATTTCAGCAGGGCTAATTGGTTACCGGGCGCATTTGTCTTATAAATGTAATTGGTTACAGCGATTTTTCCCACTTGAATATGATACTCCTGATTTATTCTTTGAACTACCTAATCATACCGATAATTGAGGGTTGTATTGCTTAATCATCACTGATATCTTCTAATAAACAGAAAAATGGTAAGGGTTTGAAATGGATATAAATCTTTATCACTACTTCCCATCGGAGTCCGAGATCCTGAACCGATTGGATTATATTGCACAAAAATTGGATCTCATACTCAGAGTTGAACGACGAACGGAGAATGAAATGCAACTCGATTTTACTAAAATAGTTGCGGCAGCTGCCGCACAAGCGACTGTAACAAATAGTGTGCTGCAAACTTTACAAGACCTTGGTGCAAAGGTTGCGGATATTTCAGCACAGCTTGCAGCAGCGATTGCAGCAAATGATCCGGTTGCACAACAGGCTGCACAGGATCAACTTGATGCATTGGCTCAGGGTATTAGTGACAACGACGATAAGTTGGCGGCAGCCATTATTACCCCCGGACCAGCACCAGCTCCTACGCCAGCACCTACGCCTATTCCTACAGTGTAAGTATTGAATGAGATTGGGCCGTAATCATTATGACTGCGGCCCAAATAGCTTAATGAAAGGAATAGGTTATGACTGGAAGCGCGTTAATAGACTTCCTGATTGCGGTAGTCGGCCTATGCATCATCATTTATTTAATTTTCCTTGCCATTGATTTTATCACCCCTGATGATCGTTTTAGATTGTTTGCTCGCTACGCCGTAGGTGGTGCAGCGTTGTTGGTATTTCTAGTAGCTATTAAAGGTGTTTTGTTTGGGGGAGGTGGAGCTGGGATAGCGGTAAGCCCTGTTGGGGTTATTGAGTTTGCTATTGGGTTGATCGTGGTAATGGTAGTTCTCTACATCATTTACATGGTCATCGATCGCTTGGCCCCAGCTGAACTGGCTGTTCCGGTAAAATACATCATCGGGGCTATTGCTTTGATTGCAATATTGATTCTGGCAGAACGTGTGCTCTTTGGAGGAGGAAGTGTTGCCTTGACTGGGCCACACAATACCTTTCAACTCTCAAAATGAACCACCGCCTTCTATGGGTCGAACACCGAGTATTTGTCGTGGATGTTGATTCTGTATTTACTACACGAAATATTATAGTTGGAGCTGTGACGGTGATTGTAATAGTCATCGTCATTGGCCTTATTTATGCACCATCCTAGAAAGGTAAAAGATGATACGTTTTATCTTTAGTTTGTTGTTGTTAATGTGTTGTGAGACAATAGCCAAAGCGCAAACTTGTGGCATGCAATTGGGTGGTACAGCTATCTTTTGTGAAACTTTTGACAATAAAAATCCTGGCATCCAAAGTCGCACCGGTGATCTTGATCCAAATGTTTGGGGGGTATCACGTGCTGGTCTGGTTAATCTCGGTCAAGGCTTTTATAATGAGTGGTCGGTGGCTACTACGCTTCAGAGTTGCAATGGGCCAATTACTGTTACAGCACCCACTCATGATATAATGATTTGTAATGGTCAGCTTCGTGAAGCAACTAATGATAACCCAACTGGCCAGTTTGATGCTGGTGACGTATCTACATTAGCAATGTATCCAAAACAGCCATTTGATTTTGTTGGAAGAACTGGTACTGTATCTTTTGATGTCAGCAATGACTCGTTTGGGACACATTCAGCATGGCCAGAATTTTGGCTAACTAACCTTCCTGTTCCAACTCCATTCAATCATTTTGACTCATGGCAATCCCTTCCACAACATGGCTTGGGGGTACGTTTTGCAAATGCAGTCGTTGCAGGTCAATGGGGTCTCTGCCCGAATGGTAACAATTTAGATAAGCCACGTTGGACTGTTGATTCCGCTGTTGCTGTTCGAAATTACATTATGGATGATACGATTGGGTTGGGGGGTGTTCGAACTAATATGGCACTTCAGATACTTGATTGTGTTATTGCATCACCAAATAATTCAGGGGTTATGAATCATATAGAACTTAAGATCTCTCAAAATCAAATTGATGTTTATGCCACTGATGCGGGTGTTGCTCCATCTCCGGCAACTCTCAGGAAGATAGCTGTTGTTACCAATGCGAACCTGTCATTTTCACGTGGATTGATTTGGCTTGAAGACGTTCACTATAATGCGGATAAAGGTGGGGCACCATCACAGAGGCAGCACACATTTGTTTGGGACAACATAGCTTTTGATGGGCCATTCACCTATCGGGATTTCAGCTATGATGCTTTGGATGTCAATCAACCTGATGGAACTTCTAATGCAGTTAGTCTAGGTAAAGTATCTTTTCCTAATCAAACTACAAGCTGGAATGTCCTCAATCTACCAGCCAATCGTCAGGCAGAGGTTGTGCGTGTCCTATTCAATTTTTTCGAATACACTCCAGTTGCGACAGTCCTTAACGTGACAGTTAATGGCCACGCACATTCAGTTCCTTGGCCATACCCTGATTCGCAAGGGTTTACGTGGAAAACCTTTGCCGTGACCGTTCCCATCACGGATCTTGTGACTGGTACCAATGTTGTACAGCTTGGGTCAGACCAATCTATGGTGACTTCCAATGTCAACATCGTGCTCGTGAACGTCCCGGGTGGCATGCCAATCTTGCCCGGATCAAATAATGTGTATCCTATTGGTGCAACGACACCACCTCCGCAACCAGTTAACGGTGCGTGTGGTTCAGCTAATGGCACCACTCTAGCATCTGCCCCTTCAACTAATCTTTGCTTAGCAGGCACTTCATCTCCAGTAATGGGTACTGGGCCATGGACGTGGAGCTGCAATGGTTCAAATGGTGGTAGCAATGCAAATTGCTTGGCTCAAAAAACTGTTGTACCGCCTACAGTAGTTAATGGTGTTTGTGGATCGGCAAACGGTGTTGCTGTAACTTCTGTTCCAACTAGCAATCTTTGCTCTACTGGTAGCGTGATAGGCCCATGGAAATGGAGTGGTGGAAGTTTAAATGGAGTTGCGGACGGCCCGTGGTCATGGAGCTGTACTGGATCATCTAATGGTGGTATTACTGTAAATTGTTCTGCATCTCATAAATAATGAGTTCTAGCATGCTTGATTGTCGTTGGTTTCTATCTGGTTTTTTAGTTAGTGTTGTTTACTGGATGGGTTATGCCCATGCCAACGAATACAATCATCATCCACTACAAAACCAAGCCATTCATGAACAGTTTTATAGTACATGGAAGATGCCGGATGATAGACGGATATCTTGTTGCCATAATAGGGATTGTTCACCAGCAATGACTTATTGGAAGAATGGTCACTGGATGGCTCGTAAAGTGGAAGAGCCTGATAAGAATTTTGTACCTATTCCAGATCAAAAAATAGAACAGGAACGAGATACTCCAGATGGACGGAGTCATCTTTGTGGGAGCAGAGCATTTCCAAGTGGTGATTTTACCGTTTATTGTTTCATCGTCGGAAATGGTTCTTAGTTAATCTGTAGGATAATGCTTACGAGCGAGAAGTGTGTGTTCCAAACAATAGGGGGTGCGCTCACTGTCACTGACACGTCGTGCACCACAGAATCTGAAGTCTGATCGACGTGGATCGCCTTTCGGCCATCGGCAATGATGCCATTCAAGTTCCTGAAGGGTCACTTCAGTTGTATCATTATCAATCATTCGTAATCTAACTCTCGTTTTAATAAGAGGTGATGTGATTGCGGGCATTTCACCTATTCTAGGTGATTGTTGAAAACCCTGCCTTGACTTACTGGGAGTCTCAACGGTTTTAACCCTACCCTTTGGGGGTTCACCACGTCTAGGTTTTAAATTGTCTTCGCTTAGCACTTTGCGTAAACGGGATATTCGTCCTGCGATAGAATTTCGAGACCGTTTTAGTTGATTAGCTATATCACCCATGGAATGGCCTTCCTTGAAGAGTTCAACAATTTTTTGATCATCTTCAGATGTGAATGGAGATATCATCTGTTTATTGATTGTCAATGGTGATTGCTGATCCATTTTGATCCTTTCTTGCGGTTATGATTGCTTCGAACTCACCAAAGTTCGTGATTGTTGTGTGGTCTACTATCCAAATGCATTTATTTTCACTTATGGCGCGTTCATAGAGCATGTTAACTAGATCAAGCATGCCTTCGGGGGATAGATGCGTAGAAGGTTCATCGAATATTTCAATGGTGTTATCTAAGCCGTGTTGGTGCATGATTAGGTTGGATAAGCCAAGGTCCCCGGCCAATTGTAAGCGTTGTGTCTCACCGCCTGACCAATTTTCCCACCTGACAGGTTCTGTGTTGGTGGGGCTTTTGATAAAAACCACAAAACCTTTTGTAATACCCCTAGATTTGTTTTCTCTTTCAACATCAAATGAAATTTGCCAATCAATCATCCCTAGTTGGGCTAAGCTGTTATTAATTTCAATTTCTAGTGTTCTAAATGCTTGTTCAATGATGAATAACCGGACGCGTTTGAATCCTTTTACCCAAAATTGAGCAGCAGCCAGTTTAGCTTGATAGGTCTGAAGTAATTTACTATCTATGTTAATAAGATCTTTTACTTGTTTTAATTGGTGATTTTTTGATAAGATATAATCTAGCCATGGATTTATTTCTTTAGTAAGTTCAGCAATTTCAATTTCAAGATGGCAAATTTTTGTATTTAACAGTTTGAGTTCGGCTTCTTTATCTCTTATTTCATTTATTTCATCAGTTAGAGAATTAATCTTGTTGTTGGTTTTTACAAGAAGTTTCATACACATGCTGTGATCTTCATCAATTTGAAAGATTGTGTCTTTAAGATTTTCAAGTATCAAGTTCAAATCATGCTTCAATGTGCTTAAGTGTTGCTTATCTACTATTTGTAAGCAAACGGGGCAGTCACTTTGAAGTTTATTAAATTCAGCAAATCGTTCTTCATGAACTTTTATTTTACCCAAGCATACAGATCGTTCTTGGGATGTTTTTTGTGTGCTAGATAGATATTCGTCACGTAGTCCTTCTAGTTTTTTAAGATTGGAAAGATTTTCATGTTTTATGTCAGTTAGTTTTTCATCCAAGGAAATGGCTTTATCAACTACTCGGGACAGTTCTTTTGCTGCTGTTTTAATTTTTACTTCCCTGTTATTATCAAAAGTATCTGCGGATGCCCTGTAATGCCTTAGATCATCTTCATAGGCATTTATGTAGTTACGAGATTTAGCAATTGATTTTTCAACATCTTCTATTTGATAATTTAACCCGTCTACCTTGTAACCAGCTGTTTCACTTTTTTGTAACCAAAAATCTAATCCCATAATGTCAGAAAAAAGAGTTAGTTTGGCTGATGGTGTTAATGAAAAAAAGGATTGCCCAAATTGAGCATTGATTACAGAATAAAGGAACGATTCAAAATTAAGCCGTATGTGGGTCTCCAGCTCGGTCTGATCTACTGGCTTATCATTCAGCAAAAGACTATTAGGCTTTTGAGTGCGTTTGACTTGCAGCTCTTGTTGACCGACAGTTAATTCTAATGTGACAGAACAGCCGATGTCATTGCCCCACGAGAGTACTTCATTAGCTTTTAGTTTACGTGTGGTAAGCCCGTAGAGGCACCATGTTATAGCGTCTAAAAAGGTGCTTTTCCCGCTACCATTGGCTCCAAGGGCAGGTTCACTTAGATTTTTACCTGTGAAGTAATACAGTCCTACAGTTTGTGGGAATTTAAATTCATGAATTCCCACATAAGATCTGAAATTGTCGAGAATAATAGAATTAAACTTGAACATTATGGCTCTGAAATTTGGGTTAAGGATCGAACCCTGTTCATCCAAACAACTTGACAGGTATCACACAAGTCCACACTTCCTATTTCAATTGAATTGTTTGGTAGGGGTGCTGCCCCTTTTATTTGTTGTCCACAGTTTTGTTGGTTGTTTACAGGGACACTCTGACTGATACCAAGACTTGTGGTGTGTTGGTGGCTAGGGTCTCCCATACCAAAGAAAGCATGGTGTGGCCCAAAGTCGAATCTTTTTGCATTGTGGGCGGCATGGCCACAGTGATCGCAATACACTCTAACTACCATTTAGAATCTCCATTCCTGTTTCTTTGACAAAGTTGGATACTTTCTCAATTTTACAGAATTGTTCAAATATCTGAACATGCCCTGTCCGTTTTTCATTTAAGTGAAGCCGTATGCTTTGTACGGTTTGAACCTCTACCTTGGCCCCAAAAACTTCAAGTTTTAGTTCTTTGCAAGCATCAAGCACCTGTTGTTTAATACGTTTCCAGTCAGTAGCTTCCTCACGAGTTATTTTGATGGTCAGTTTTACCTGATCATTTTCTCTTAGTTGACTATTATTAAGGATATCTTCAGCGTCACAGATAGTCAAAGACCATTTGTAGGGGGCACTGAAACATTTGTTAACAGTTTGTCCATTTTTAGCTATCCAGAGCACCCGTGGTGTGAAATCATCACCAAAGCGGATATGGTAGGGGCACCCAACATAGGTCACTTGTCCTTGTGTCTGAGGGCGGTGTACGTCCCCGGCATACACTCCTAGCGGCGGTTTCAAAGACTCAACCAGTGAGGCTGACAAGCCCGATAAACGTACCCCTGACTCGGCTATAGCACCTTCAAAAGTTTGGTGAACCAAAAAAGCAGTTGGATTTTGGTCTGCCACTGATTTAATGGCCTGATCAAATTCGGCTTTAGTGCGGTAATGCGGAATTAGGGCTATTGGTGTCTTGAAATTGACAAGATATGGTTCAGTTATAAATTTGATACCTTCAATATGATTAAGGAATTTGAAGAACGGGTTTTTAGGATCACGGTAATCGTGATTACCCATGACAATGTAGACAGGTGGCTGAAGCTTCAACAATCCACCGACTATTTTATTGACTAAAGTAGCTGAATGCCGATCTTTTTGATTAGTTAGATCTCCAGCCAAAAAGGTAGCGGCAACAGGGTGTTTTTCCTGCTGCCGCTTTATCCAGTCAAAGATACCAAATCTATAATTATCCTGCGCCCGATCCGTCAGATGGAGGTCGCCTACGATCATCCACATATGTTTCACTTTCATGATGAGCAACCCAAATAGTTGCCATAAGTAGAAGGATATTTAGCATATGGACAATTAAGCTGGCTAATGTTGGCTGTGCCATGAAGGTTGTCAGCACAACAGAGCTAATGATCATCCATGTTGATGCTTTCATTTTCATAATAACTCCTGAATTAGGTGGGGGGCTTTTCCGCGCCCCCCCGTGCGGTTAGAACTCAAACTTGGAAGTATCAACGTTAAGGCGCTTTGCCAAACGATCAAGCACCTTCTGTTCATCCTCACCAATGCTGTGATGGGCATTTGATGAAGCCACATCCAAGGCAACCAAATAAACATCTTCAGCCATTTGGCTGCCATTGGGCAACGTCAGTACCCGGTCCAGTTCACGGGCAAGCTCTTGCTTGCCACTGGCAGTCTGAGCATGGCTGAGGGCCGTATTCAGCGCATTCTCAATTTGGGCACGTTGATAGAGTGCAGCTAACTGGGTATGCCCAGTCAGTACTTCCATTGCCTTCTTTTTCTCGGAGTCTTCCAAAGTGCCATCCGCATAGGCAACCAGTGCGCAAGACGCACAGACCGCGTTGAGGAAGTCTTCAGATTTTCCATACTCCTTATTTAGTTCTTTTGCCCCACTTGAAAGGGCACTTTTGAGTGCGGACAGGAAAGACATAAGTTTTAGCTCCTACTGTTTTACTGAGTGCCGCTCAGCTCGGTCATACGAATGGCTTGCACACTTTGATGAACTTTGGCATGTCAAGGATGTACAAATCATGCGGAGTGCTGATTAGGGTCGTTCTAATGTCATGCAAACCTAGTTTGCGCATACCAGCTTTATCAAGGCATACGTGAGGATGCATGCGGTTTTGACGAGCCACTAAAAATGGAAGTTTACCGTACCGCCAAGCTTGCTCATTTATTTCAGACCAAAAAGCAAGTAGCTTGCCTTTCCCAGTAAGTAAGCCTTCATAGTCAAGTTTAGCATAAAATTTAACTTCGACAGCAAAGGTATTGATGAAGCGGTTGCCCATTGGATGGATACAAGATAGGTCTCCGACTTGTGTACTTAAACTTCGTCCTTTGGCATGTGCTATTGTTGCACGTCCCCCTGAAAGTGCGCTTCGCCAAAATACATCTTCTCTAGTTCCACTGGTCACCCATTTGGAGAGCAGGACACAAACTTCACGTTCAAAGGAAGCCCCTTTGCTTTTTCCACCACCCGGTTTCATACACGGTCTAATCTAGAACTAACATAAGCTACAAGATGTTTTTCTGTGTCAGGTACGCTGACTACATTTCCACCTAGTAAAAAATGTTCAAAATCAAACAAGAAGGATTTTATTACTTCTTTACCGCAATGAATCCACTCAGTGATTACTACTGGTTTTAATTTTTCAATAGAAGCTTGTGCCCCTCTGAGTACATCCATTTCCATGCCTTCAACGTCTATTTTTAAAATGTCAATTCGTGATAATTTGGAATCATCTAAAGCAAAACAACTTACAATATCCATGTCGTGCTTGTCATAGGATAGCTCTTGACCGGGGCCATGAACTAGTAGACCGTCACGCATGGCAATTCCACCAAAATTGGAAAGGACTTCATAGTTTATTCTAGGGACACACATAGTTCCTGATACATTGGAAATAGCTCCGTGAACTGCTTTGACATTCATGCAATTATTTAATGCAACATTTCCTGCCAATGCGTAATAGATGCGTTCTTGTGGCTCAAAAGCTGTGATATGCCCCCATCCCTTGCAGTGTTTCGCCCATGGTATGGTGCAGGTACCTACGTTGGCCCCAACGTCAATAATGTGGACTTTTTCGCCATAGAGAATGCTGCATTGTGCACTTAGGTCAGTATCAAGGGACACAACTTCATGTTCATGAGTTCCAAGCATGAGTAGTTGCCAACTGACACCTGTATCCATCCTGCTGATAATCATGGGGCCGTAAGCGGTAGAGGCTAGGATAAAAGGTGTCATAGATCGGGGGCTTTCTTGACCGGCCACTTTTTAGCTAGTTCAATATGGTCAGTAGTTGCCTCAATAATGCGTGGGTCACCCATGTCGGTTCGAACTAATTTTCTGTAATGTTGCAATATTTTGATAAAGTGTTTGTCCTGCGCTCGAAACAAAAACACTGGTTCATCATCTGGGATAAGTCCGGCTGGATCTTGAATGCGGTCATAATCTTTGCGTGCGTGTTTCATGCGTATTTCTGCCTTTTTGGAAGAAAAGTAGTTTCTACTTCAGCCCATACTTCCTTGACTGCTTTGGCTGCTCGTGCACGTTCATCGGCATAGTCAGACGAGTTAAGGTCAGCAAGGCTTTTTACATATTCTTTGTATTCACCTTTTTTCAATTCAAGGGTATCAAGCCTATCCACCTGATTAAGCCAAGTAACACTTGCCAAAAGATCATTGATGCCAAAGCCAAATTCAAAGATAAATTGTGCTTCACGGAAGGGCATCCCTACTTTGTTTTTCTTGACCTTGGCTAGAATTTCAATGCCGTAAGGTCGTTCTACCTTGTTGATGGTTCGTCTTAGTATTTTGATATGGGCAAGCCAGAACACTTGGCTGGCGTAAAAGTCCAAAGCTTTTCCACCGCTGCGTTTGTGCTTCTCACCAAACATAGCACCAATATTGTCCCGCACTTGGGACACAATGAGTAGTAATACATTTGCTTTTGCCTGTTTACGTGTGATCTTACGAAACATCTCACTCATTTTCTTGGCTTTGGCAGCACCAAATGAGGCTTTGTCTATGTCACGAGCCATTTCAGCTTCGTCTGATAAGGCATCAAAGGAGTCAAGGACATATAAGCCCGGTTCACCCTTTTGTGCGTCACAGAACGCTTCAAAATCGTTGTGGAAGTCCTCTACGGTGATAATGGGATTTTCACGGTCGCCAAAATCAATCCTATCAATGGGCAAGCCCATGGCTTCAGCATATTCATCATCCCACGCTTCTTCAGTTTCTCGATAGGCAATTTTGGCTTTGGGAAATTGAATTGAGAAATTGATCATGACTTCGGTGGCAGTACCGGTTTTGGCTGTGCTCTTATCACCAACGACATTGACTGTACGGCCTAATGCTGCTCCACCTCCAAGTGCGCAGTCAAGAAGGGTGCATCCGGTACTGACAAACTTGATGTTTGCTTTTTCATCCGTAAAGTATGAGTTCTTCGGTTTTGCTGTTTGTACTCGTACTCTTTTGGCCATGAGTTTATTTTCCCCATGTCCATTGCCAGTAAATGAACCGGGCAACAGCGAGTACAATTAAGATAATTAAAAGCCATTCATGCCACGGCATCTTTATACCTTATCCGAATTTGGGAGCATTGGCATAAGCTTGTTCGAAGTTGGCACGACATACGTTGGTGAACTGTTCAGTAGTCATCCCAATGTCCACACCCAAGATGGCTGCCCATTGTGAAAATGTTATAACGCCAAGACGGTATAGCCTAACTTGATCAACTGTTGTGTCAGTAGTTTGTTCTGCCCAAAAAGCACGAATATCTTTAAGCATCTTTACACCCAAAGCATAATCAGTTTTTTGTTCAGAGGAAGGTGCTGGAGGTTGTGCATTAATTGCTTTTGGCATGTCTATCCTTAAGAAGTTCAAACCAAGTACGATATCCTGCCCGGTTAATAATTTGTCGTTCACGTTCCCAACGAGCATAAGGTATCGAGTCATTCATGGGCGGGCAAATATCTTTACCCGCCCGTTTTATTATTTCGTCACGCTTAGTCGTCTGTGCTACGATTGCGACGCCTCGCGATACGTTCACGGAGGCTGCCGTTACCTTCCTCATCCTCAGTGCTTGACTCTCTTGTACGGCGGGTCGAAGGGGGGTCTTCAGATTCATTCTCTTCAGGGGCTGGACGTGCACGCCCCCGGTTTCGGTTCCTTGAGTTTTCTTCAAGCTGATCATCATCAGGGTCATGCCGTGGCCCTCGTTGTCGAGGTGTTGTTTCAGGCTCATCCTCTTCAGGATCGGGTTCACGACGTGTACGGCTACGACGAGGCGGTGTTGTTTCTTCTTTTACTGTTCGTCCACGACGTTGAGCAGATTCATCATCATCTTCATTTTGACGTCCTGCCTGACCGTCAAAAGTTGCTTTGATATGGTCATAGTCGTAAAAATTTAAAGTTTCTGGTATAGGATTGTCATAAATTAAATCAAGCCAATCTTGTTCTAATCCTTCATCCTCATGAATGTTTGAAGCTTTAAGCACTTTCATCTTACTTGGGTCATAGGTGGTATTAAGCCCAGTACCTTCACGATAGAACCGCACGTCGTGTCCATCAGCTGTGCCGTCAATGAAGATAACGTCCTTGGTATCTTCATCAATGCAAAGATTGGCAAGTGACTTGTCAAATGTGAAAGGTGCTGCCCAAAGTAGGGGTCCTTCCTCTTCATCATTTCGGTCAATTCCTTGAAGGCCTCAATGAAGCGGAGTTCCCTTGCATCTGGCTGACTGGTCTAACCCGCGCGCAACTTGATGAGCCGCGCCGCCGCCTGGGCCACGAGGATCCCTTCATCGGGGAAAGCGGTTGCGGCGTCTACCTCCCCGAAGACTATTTCCACTTGAAATCAGGAAATACCATTCGACTCGGCCGCTTCACCTGTATTCCTGTCGCAAAACCGCAGCCCGCCGCCGCCGAAGCCCTGGAAGAACTTTCCAGCGATCTCGGCGTCGCGGCCGTCTCGCTTCGCAGCCTATCCCCGCGCGAACTGGT